TGGCAGCGTTAAATCTGCCGTTGGGTGTAGTAGCTACAGCTTTAATTTCTTTAAAGAACTTTCTAGCTGCTGGCTTACTACCCGTAATTTGTTTTAACTGTTCTTCTGGTTTCCGCAATATCTTTGCTTCACTTTCTTTAGTGTCAAAGCCTAAAAGTGTATTGCCCTTGACAATTAAACACTTGCTCATTTCATCAGCAACAAAGTGATAAAGTTTGCGCTTAGCTGTATCATATACCCAAGCCTCTGTTGAATTTTGCAGCTTAGTAGGTTCGATGCTAACTAAGTTAAGTTTCGTTTTTTCGTCAATAAACTTACGTAAGTATTTTAATTTAGAAACTTGTTTTTCTACACTAACCGGACGTTTAGCACGTTTAGCTTTTGTAGTTTGTTTTAGTGTTACATAAGAATTTATGTTACCAATGATCTGATCAATAAACTTAATGGTATTTTTTAATTGAGTTTTAGATAAATGAGAATAACCTTCAACTAGCTGCTCGTCTTCTCCTTTTTGAACTTCAACCATTTCTTCTTTAATAGTAGTCCATGGTTCAAGTACAATAGAAATATGTTGAGGGAGAATATTTTTTTCTGAAAGCTGGTTAACTACTTTTGAAGTATAGTCTACATTGGGCTTGCAGCCATCTTTTATATATTCATCAAGATAGCCTTGCAATTCACCAGAAACGTCACTTGCTCTCTCACGCATCACTGTTTGAATATTTACTTTATTAGTTTCTTCTGCTTCTACTTTTTCAGCTTCTTCTTCCGAAGTAGGCTCAAGTATTTGACTTTCAATCATTTTATTGATTTCGGTCATTAGTCTAGTTTTTTCCTTATCAAGCAACTCAAGACCCCTGTGAGAAAACCTAGCCAACCAGCCGTATGTAGCAATGATTTTGTTGTCAGGAACTCTATTAATTTTCTTAGCAGCAGCGGTATCTCCGATCTGAGTCAAGTAGTCTACGATAAACTGCTTTGCTTCTTTGTTAGAGCAAAAGTAGTTATACCAATTAAAAGCCTTGCCTAAAACAAAAGATCGTTTTTCTAAAACAGGTTGTTCTAGTACTTTGGGTTCGCCACCGTGCCCCTTTAGCCCAAAAATATCTTTAGGATTAAGATCCTTAGCGATACCTTCTATTGTGGTTGCTTTAGTTCTAGCCATTTTTAGTCTCCGTAGTAAGATATAGTGTATATTAGCATTATATATCGGTGATGTCAACTACTTGCGATAAATAGTTAATATATCAGGAGAACCGCAATTCCTAGGTTAAGCTTATACCGCGACAATAAACAAAATGACTACCGATTTATGGATCGCACTATTTCGGAACAACTAACTGTGGGTGGGACAGACCTTTTGATCCACAAGTATTTGGGTCCCACCAACCAAGGTGAGTCTACTGATTATACTCAACCCGAATATGATAAACTAGATCCAACTAACATACAAGATTTATTGTTTTTGGAAAACAGAGACAGAACATATGATCCAAATGTTTATAGATTACGCGGTGCTTATAACGTACAAAACTTAGATTTTGATTTATCTCAATTTGGATTATTTTTAAATAACGATATCATCTTTGTCACAGTACATTATAATGACATGATAGACATCATAGGTAGAAAACTAATGGTTGGTGATGTATTTGAATTGCCACACCTTTTAGATTATAATCCATTAAAAGAAACTATACCAGTAGCATTAAAAAGATTTTATCAAATAACTGATGCTAATTACGCTAGTGAAGGCTTCTCACAAACTTGGTATCCGCATCTATGGCGTATAAAATGTGAACCTCTTATCGACAGTGAAGAATTTTCACAGATACTTAACGAACCTATTAATCAAGATAACTACTTGGGTATTTGGGAACCTAACAGAGTATATCCAGAAGGTTATGTAATTACATATGGTGATAAAAATTATATTTCTAAACAAGAAGTGCCTATTGGCAAACTTCCACCTGATCCTGATTATTGGGAACTAGATACAGCAGAAGATTTAAAAGATATTTTAAGTACATATAACAGAAATATTAGTATTAACAATGCTGCATTAGAAGAAGCTAAACGATTAGTACCCAAAGCTGGTTATGATACTAGTAAGCTTTATATAGTACCTACATACGGACCATTTGAACAAAACGGAGCACTGTCATCAAAGTATAGACAACCTGCTCCTCCTTACAATGTTATTGCTAACTTAAATGGACCGCCCAATCCTGTTACTGCTTCAGTAGTATCAATGAGAAATCCCAACTACAAAACACCGAGTACTGGTATAAGAATATCAAAAGAATCATTAAAAAGTATTTGGGATATGACTGCGGACATGGATCACGTTGACAAACTAGAACAGTTTGTTCAAGCTAGTTTACAAGTAGTTGTAGAAGCACCCCAGTTAACAGACACTGGTTCAGGTTCGGTTGAAGGGACAAAAGTATTAACGGTACAATCTCTTGGTGTAATAACAGGACCATATGGTACCGCGGATAACACTTACGCAACAGCAGATCAAGATCCAACGCAACCAGGATTTACAGATGAAATAACTCCTGTAATGGATTTTAGAGCAGACTGTGATCCTAGATTTCAGTTTATTGTTCGTTCTACTCCGCAAACATTTGGATATACAAGCGGTTACTTAACAGGTGATGGTACTGCTCCTAACGGCTTCCCTACAGGTGCAGGCATATCATTTCCGCAAAATCCACAAGTGGGCGATTACTTTTTACGTATAGATTACTTACCGCAAATTTTATATCGTTGGGACGGAAGAATATGGATAAGAATTTCTGAAAATGTGCGAACTGAAACCGGCTTTACGTTTGATGATAAGTCACAACTTTCAGGATTTATAAATGACCGTGCTGAGATTTTTATAAATAATTCAGAAGAAGCAGTTCCTGAACTACAGAATCTTTCTACAATATTACAACCAACACCTGATGTGTTGCCCCCGGAGGGATAAAGCTTGGCAGATTTTCATTACGACAACCAGATTAGAAGGTTTTTAATTCAATTTGGAAAAATTTTCAGTAACTGGTATGTTACTAGAGGAAAAGATCCTGCTGGTAATAAAATTTTAGTTCGCGTTCCTGTTATGTACGGTGATTCTAGCAGACAAGCTTCTACTATTATCGCCAACAACAGTGCCAGTAACTTACCTTCAGCACCCATGATTTCGTATTATATTTCAGGACTTGAGTATGATCAGAAAAGAACTCAAGAACCATTCTTTGTAGATAGAATAAATGTTCGTCAACGTGCTTATGATCAAGATACACAGTCATATGAAACTACTCAGGGACAAGCATTTACCGTAGAAAGATTAATGCCTGTACCTTATATGTTAAGACTAACAGTTGATCTTTGGACTACTAATTATCAGCAAAAACTAGAAATAATGGAACAGTTGGGTGTTCTATTCAATCCCTCTTTAGAAATACAAAGCACTGATAACTATATTGACTGGACATCATTAACAGTTGTTTATCAAGATGGCTTAACTTTTAGCAGCAGGTCAATTCCTCAAGGAACTGGAAATCCTATAGATGTTTTGAGTTGGAAGTTCTATATGCCTATATGGATTAGTGCTCCTGCTAAACTTAAAAAGATGGGCGTTATTCAAAAAATTATTACGTCTATACATGAAGGTAGTGCTATAGACGATATTCAAAACGATGACATATTGTTAGGTACTAGACAAAAAATTACAGCGTATGGATACAAAGTATTGTTAATAGGTAACTCATTACAGTTAGTTCCTGCCAATCAGCCTTTTTATCCTCCCAACACTAACTTAGATTTACCAGCTTCTCCCGACACTTCATTATACTGGGCTAGCGTATTAAATGTCTATGGCGCAATCAAGCCGGGAATATCACAAATATGGTTACAAAATCCTTACATGGAAACTGACATAGTTGGTACTATTGTTCCTGATCCTATAGATGACAGACTATTAATTTATAACATTGACCCAGATACCTTACCGCAAAATACATTAAATCCCGTAGACAGTGTTATTAATCCTTTATTAACTGGTCCTAATGCAGGGTTGCCTGGACCAATTAACGGCAAGAGATATCTCATAGTAGAGAACATAGGTTCAGATGACGCGACTACTGTTGCTTGGGGAAATTTAGTAGCAAATGCTAATGATATAATTCAGTATAATGCAAGTGCCGGAGAATGGCAAGTTTCTTTTGATAGTCAAGACTCAGAAGATATTGAATTTGTAACCAACATAACAACAGGTGTTCAGTATAGATTTGTAGATGGCTCATGGATGAAATCAGTAGACGGATGGTACGGAGAGGGAGACTGGTCCGTGGTGGTATAAGTGAGACAAGCAGCCGGTATTTTCTTTTACAGTACAACAACTGATCGTTATCTTTTTTTACTTAGGTCAGACGCTAGAAATCCAACTTGGAGTATGCCAGGTGGCGGGATAGAAAAAGATGAAACTCTTTTAGAAGGTCTCACTCGTGAATGTGCAGAAGAAATGAGTTTAGACATCACTGGATTTAAACTTATTCCTATTCAAAAATTTGTAAACAATAACTTCACATATAATACTTTTTATTGTGAAGTAGAAAAAGAATTTACACCTTTGTTAAATCATGAACACATAGGTTATGCTTGGGTAGGCAATGATCAATATCCTAAGCCTTTACATCCAGGATTATTTTCTACGATAAATTTTGATTTAGTACAAGATAAGTTAAAAGATTTAAAATAAAAACGGCTCTGAGAGCCGTTTTCTTATTTCACTTAAAATAAAACGCTTGCAGCAAAAGAACCTAACGAACCAATAACAATACCAGCACCCATGATCATCCATCTCCACTTTTCTAGAGCAGAGATTTTATTAGACATTTCTTTGTGTGACTTAACGTTATCAGCTTGAAAATCCTTAATTAAGGCTGTAGATTTTTCAGAGGTATCTTTTATCTCGGCACGAATATCTGAAATATCTACTTTTAAATCATCCATTTTTTCATCTAGGTTAGTAAACCTAACTTGCAAAACAGCTATATCTGTTTCTGCTTGTTTTATTTGCTGCATGGATGTTGGATTAGCCATTTTTTATATCCTTATGCCTTACCAATAGAAATAACTGGGTTCAACAAGCCGTTTGCACTGTTTGCAGCTTCAGCATTATTGAATGTACCAATAACATCAGGATCAACTGTTGCAAGAACTGCGGTACCTGTACCTGATCCAGCACCTGTAGCAACGAATGTAATACCAGTCATATTAGCAAAAGCACCTACTGCGGTAAAGTCAGTCGTACCAACAGACTCAATAGTATACACAGTACCACCAACTAATGAACCAGCAGCTACTGTTGTTGGGAACACTTCAGACCTATAGTCACTTAATGATTGTACAAACACTGTATCAGTATTTGCATATGTGCCAAGAATATTGAAAGTATTAGGTGTTAGTGCAGTGTTTGCTACGTTAGCAGTAAAACAAGCAGCAGTTAAACCAGAAGTTGAACCAGTTACTAAGTATTTTGTCTTGCCTTTTTGACGAACAATAAATCCTGCTTCAGGTGTAGCATACAAGTATGAAGCTCCTGAAATAGTAGCAGTAGCGTTAGCAGCTAATAAAGTTGTATCTTGTAAAGCATTAGAAGCAGCGGTTGCATTAGTTAATGCAACGTTTGCGCCGCCGGCTGTTACTGAAACAGTAAATGCAGCAGCGTTTGGAATAGCTTTAACAAAGTAATTAGTTCCTGCCGTTAACCCGCCGATATTAGCATTTAAAGTTACTGGAAGATTAGCATACAATGTTTGAGCGTTTCCTGAAGTAGTTAAAAAGTTTCCAGTAGCAGTAGCGTTTGTAATTGCAACGGTAGTTACTCCGGTTGAAGTAGCAACATAACCTAATGTTACTAATCCGCCTGTTGAGTCTACGTACTGAATAATTGAATTATCAGCAGGTACGTTTCCTAAATCAGTTCCTATACCACCAACAACATTACTTGTAGCATACGCATATAATGTACCTGTGCCGTTGACACCGATAGCCACGTTTACTAATGTTTGATCACCAAAGAATGCAGTATTACCGCCCACTACACCGTATGTATTAGCAGATCCGGTAGGATTATTGAATCCTGAATCAACTAAGCCAACAGTAGCAGCAACAGTTTGACCGGTAGTAGTAGTTAGCGTTACTGGTGTGTAAGTTGGATTAGCACTTAACTCAGTTGCAGATGCAGTAAAAGTAGTAGCACTGAGTACTTGTAAAATGTAATAAGTTGTTCCACCAACTAATCCACCTACAGTAGTAGCTGGAATAAATGGCATATTAGCGATAATGCCTAAGTTAGTTAAGTTTGCACTAGTTGTTACTACATTAGTAGATGTAGTTGTTGCAGTAATAGTAATAACGGCTTGTGCTTTTGCGATTTTTAGGGGTCTGCCCATGATATTCTCCTTTGATTTCCGGGTTCTATCCGGTACGTGGTTTTATAAACCACATAAAATTCTCCCTATGAGAATGTTATAAAGCTATTTATCTAGAAGTTCTAAAATCAGTAACCAGTAGTACCTGTATTCGCGTGTGGTTCACCTAATTCAGTAATGCTAACTTGACTGTTAGCTCCCATGCTTAAAAATGTTACTACATTTCCTTGACCTACGATTACCGTATTTACCATAGTTTGTGCGGGTATAATTCCACTAGCAGTAGGACAATTAGATGGATCTAATGTGTCATCTACATAAGGAACACCATATGGGGAATATGTAAACTCAGCATTACTTATTGCTACATTAGCATTAGCAGTTAACGTTAAGCTTGTATTGTTTGCTATTGAAGAAATTATTCCAACTGTTGTTCCGGTAGCGTTCCCTATCCAGTAGCCTTCGCCTAACTGTGTAGTAAAACTAGTACCACTGCCGGTAACAGTTCTTGTATTAGTTGCAGCAGTAATATTACCTGTACCAGCAGTATTAGGAAACCCCACCGCGTAAAGTATTGGATCAAGAGTAGCTATTCGCACTCTATCAGTTGCTATGTTAGCTGAAGTAGTAACTGTTGAGTTACTTGTATTGTAAACGTAAGTTGTCATTTTATTTCCCTATTATTTTATTTATGAGTAAGTTGCGCCTATAGTGTACCACTGACTAGAGCTTATTGCATAATATTGTAAACTGGCACCGGCTACATGTGTATAAGCGGTGTTAGTTGCTAATGAGTTTATTGATGCGCTGGTTGCAGGATATACATTCATACTAGTAGCACTTGTGTTGTTTACAATAATTACCATGCCTGCTACTGCTGTGGGTAAACGAACACCTTGACCTGCACTAACTGTAGAAACAACGTTAATGTCTTTAGTTAATGCTGTTGCATCACCTTGCACTGTACCAGCAGCACTAATTGCTGTTGCAACACTTCTAATTACATGAGTAGAAGTAGTAATGTTAGCACTAGTAATATTACCAGTTACTGCAAGTGATGTTCATGTACCTACTGAAGTAATGTTAGGTTGTGCTGCTGTTGTTAGTGATCCGGCAACCGTAGTAAAGACACCTGCTGCCCCGCCTATGTTACCAACGTTTGCATTACCTGATACACCTAATGTACCTGTGATATTAGCGCCGGTGCTTGTAGCAGTGATACGCGCTCCGCCCACTGCATTTATAGTTACGTTTGCATTAGCAGTTATAGTAACATTTGAGTTACCACTTGCTAATATACCTACAAAATTGCCTGAAGTAGTATTTCCAGTAACTGCCAATGATGTTAATGTACCTACTGAAGTAATGTTAGGTTGTGCTGCTGTTGTTAAAGTACCGGTTAATAAAGAAGCACCTATAGTGCCTGAGTTAGCGTAAACATTACTGGCTAACAAATTACCAAATATTTCAGCGCCAACAGTTGTAGCTCTTATTCTTTCAGTTGAGGCAACTGTAGTTGAAACATTACCGCCGCTAGTAATTACAATATTGCTCGTACCATTAAATATTCTATTGGTATTGACGTTATTTGCTAAAACGTTGCCGCTAGCATCTCGTGCTACAACGGTATTAGCACTGACAGCTACTGAAGTATCATATCCATCTAACATATCAGCGTTTAAGTTTGTTACCTTAGTAGTAGAAGTAACTGTTAAGGGGGCAGTGCCGTTAGCTATATTAGAAACTAGTCTAGAAGCAGTTATCGTTCCAGTAGCATTTAAATTTCCTACATTGGCGTTACCGTTGACAGCTAAGGTACTTCCGTTCCATGTAAAATTAGCATCTCCGGCAAAACCAGAACCATCATTGTATTGAACTGAATTAGTAGTTCCTCCCACCACGGCGGCCCCGCCCGAACCGCCAACTGTAGAAGTTGCTATTGCATTAGGAGAATTAGTATACGTTAGACTCGTACCATTTGCTGGACCTACTGCACCGGCACTAGTGTATAATGATACATTACCTGTTGTAGGAAAATTACTTGCTAACTGAACATAAAATGTTAATCCGTTTACATTACTATTCGCTACTCCTGTTACCCCTGTGATAGTAACTTGGGAATCATTTACATAAGGAGTAGTATTGGCAACTGTCATCACTATGGGGGTAGCATTACTTAATGCTATGATATTAGAATACAATGCACCTTTAGGAGTCCACGATAAATTACCTAACCCATCAGTGGTTAATATATAATTGATGGCGCCGCCGGTTATTTGAACATTTGAAGCATTACCTAATGATATAAACCCGCCTGCTGAGCCACCACGATTTATCCAGTCGCTCCCGTTATAAGCTAATATTTGTCCGTTAGCTACAGTGGCATCACTAATGTTTAAGTTACCAACCGCACCTTCTATTTGACTAAAATCTATCTGCGAGTAAGAAGTTAAAACTTCTATGTTTTCATTAGGTGTTTCTTTACCTATGAATAGGCGTTTTTCGTCTGATGCCCAGCCAAACTCTGCTTCAGAGAGTTGTGGAAGATCAACTAAGTTACCTGATCTTTGCTGTAATTTTGAAATCTGGATAATGGCCATAAGATATAACTTTCCATAATAGTGTTATATCTTATTTATCTTTGTTTAATGCTAAACGAACTTGGAGTAATATTGTTCTAAACGTTTGAACCATTCGTTAACATAATGATCGAATTCTTTACCTTCTATAATAAATTCTTGGTATTGGTTATCTTTACTACACATAAGAATAACACCTTTACGTATGTTGGTATTAAACATTTCATTATGCGCCGTTCCGTAGGCTACTGTTTGTATAAAATAATCTTCAATCCATTCACGTTTCTTTAATTTATTGGTTTGTTTAAAGTCTATGATAGCTTCACTATTATCATGTACGCCTACCAAGTCAGTAGTACCTGCATACATTTCTGGAAAATAAAGACTAGCTTCAGTTGCCCAAAATTCATTACATTTAGACAAGCCTTTTTCAATAATAGACTTTGCCATAATATGGCTTTGTTGACTGTAAGGATTAGAACCTGGTTCTCCGGTTTCACCAAGCTTTACATAGTTTTCTAACCATTTGTGCATACGAGTGCCGCGACCTGCGGCTTCTGTTGTAATAGCTTGTGCTTGTTTATGACCTACACGGTTACGCCAGTTTTGTAACGCTTGTTTAGCTTCTTCAGGTTTGGTAGCGTCTAAGATTGTTGTAACGGAGGGAACGGCAAAACCGTCTGGTGTCATGTATTTTCTTGAACCATTTGTGTTAGTTCTTTTAAGTTCTTTATAGTTAAATTTAGATGGATTGTAAATTGGATTGGTCAATTGATTCTCTCTGATAATGTTCAATTATACTTGATATCATTAAACAAATCAATAGATAAAACAAATTATTTCATAGCTTTTTTAGCCATTTGTGCAACGGTTTTTTCTTGTTCTGATTCTTGATCAGGATTATCTGAATCATCTGATTGACCTTTGAAAACAACTTTGTCGCCTTGTATATTAGTAATAACTTGTTTTAAAGGAGGAACTTGTATCATGTTGTATAAGTCAGTAACATCTAAGATTATATCATAGTCTTGAAAGTAATCTAACAACTGATCTGTAGTCATGCCAAAATTAAGTTTGC